ACCCCATTCTGTGCCACGGGGCCGTATTCCTTGACGTGACTTTCACGATGCCACGGCCAAAATCCGCGAAGCGTGACGCGCGGCCATCGACCCGGCCCGATCTGGACAAGCTCCTGCGATCGACGAAAGACGCGCTCAAGACCGCCGGGGTTTACGAGGATGACGGGCGCGTGGTCAGCCTGATAGCGACGAAAGTGTACCCCTGTTCGCACGGAAACGACGCCTGCGAGTGCGGGGACGCTTTGCCGGTACCGGGAGCCCTGATTCGCGTGGAGAGCGTGTGATGGCGGCTTTAATCGCGGAATATGCGCGGAGGATGCTGTGACTGAATCGACCGGGAACGCGATAGCCCGCGCGGTGGTGCAGATATCGGTAGGAATCAGCAGTGGGCGGTTGTATTCGCGGCTGTGCCACGAATGCGGAGACGTGAACTATCCCGGCCATATGTGTGCTGAAATCGCTCCACTAAAAGCGAAAGCCGCACCCCTGGAGAGTGCGGCAGATCGTTTGCCCGAAGGCTCGAGAAGTGGTGACAAAAAAAGTTTACCACAATAATTCGATCTGTTGTAAGATGTTTTCAAGCCATTCGAGAGTCTGGCCTTTGAGAGAAGTGAGTGACATCATCCCCTCTCAAGCTAACAACACATTGTCAAACTTCCGGCGCTGTTCGGCTGGACCGGTGCGTGAGTGCGTGGCTTCCGGCGAAAACAACATCGACCAGGCTTTACGGATTACAGACATTGGCACTGATGAATCAGATCGAAGCGGGAAACCCCGGGAACGGGCTGGTAGTTGATCCAGCAATCGCGGCGACGTCCGGGTCCCTGCCATCGAACAGACTAACCGTTTCGGTCTGATTCAAGAATCCTCAGAAGTGTGTTGAAGTATCAGAATAAGCAGGCCATTGGTAGAGATGGCGTGGGATGCCGCGCTGACTCTGAAATACAGGTTAAAGGGAGAAAAAGAGATGGGCGAACAGATACAGGTTTCAATTTCAAACGACAGCGTGCAGTCGATCATCAAAGCTCACGTTCAGACGGCGGTCCTTCAGGCACTTATGCCTCACTCGGAGAAGTTCGTCCGCGAGATCGTTGAGCAGAGCTTGCTCCACAAGCCGGAAAATCACGACATGAACCGGTACAAGAAAGAGCACGAGCGCGTGACGCAACTCGAAATCATGGTCCGGCAGATCATCGCCAAAGAAGCGGAGACAGCTATCAAAGAATGGGCCGAATCTCATCGAATCCAAATCGCTGAACAGATCAGAAAATCAATTGCAGCACAGGGTTTCGCGAAAAAGTTCGCCATGTCAATGGTGGAATCCATGCTTCAATCGACAACCTACGGTTTCAAGGTGGAAGTGAAGGTCGGATCAAAGGACAGTTAAGGCCACACGGATGACGGCTCACGACATCGGAGAACTGGTTTTGCATGCCTGGAAGAATCACCACAAGCGGAACTCATTCGAGACGCGGGACGCCGTTGTCGCGCACATCATGGGCATGGACGGAATCGACTGGGACGAATTCGCGATCAACGGGGCGATGTACCGGAAGCACTGGGACCGCGTGGGCTGGCAGTACAACAGCGAGACGTTACTCGCGTGGGTTCGAAATGGTTGCTGCCCGCCGCCGCCGGAACCAGAGACAGCGGAGCGGGCGAAGTTGAGAAGACTTGCAGGCGAGGAATAGCCGATGACATTTCGCATGTTCGTGGGTGACCAGTTGGGACGCCTGGCGCAGTTCCGCGACTTCGGCACGCTGCCGGAAAGCGGGCGCAAAGAACTGATCGACTGGGTAGCCAAGGCTTCGGGGTTCCCGAATGACGACAAGCGCCAGTTACCGGGCTCGGAATGGATTGCGAACTTTCCCGCCGCGCAGCGCGTCCACGCGCTTGTGAACGATCTGGTAGAGCAACCGTCGATCGGAGATCCCGGCCCGGCAATCAAAGCCACATGGAAACGCCTGTACCCCACAGTTGAGTCGCGTATCGCTTCCCCGGATTGCGAATTCTGCAGGGGCACCGGCTGGGAGGATCGCGAATTCACCGTTAAAGATGGCGTATTCGCCGGCGAGGTCCGTAACGGCGTCACGCGCTGCCGATGCGGAGGAATGCCACCTACGCCGAAGCCTGACGCGACGTTTACCCCGACTGAGGCGCAAAGACTGGCGAAGCAATCGGGACTGATGAAGGAGCCGCAATCCGTGGCCGCGCGTGAGGCCGGGAAGTGAACCGCTACGAGCACGTTGCAGCTGCAAACCGCGAAGCTCCGGACTGGAGAACCCAGCGCAAGTTCCGAATCCGATCGGAAGACAGGATTTTCCTCCGTCGCCACCTGGCCGCATATTCGCAACTCGGAGACGCCGTGGCCGCCAGGCGGGCCACGATCCGGGTAGCCGTCGCCTTCGGGATCTCGCAGACCTCAGTTTGCAGGCACTTCGGGGTATCCAGGTACACCGTAGAACAGGCCATCAATGGGCCACGGGAGGCGATCAGCGAGCTTGCCAAGGCCCGGCAGGCCATCGCACGGGCGGAACGCGCCCTGAAGGTCTGGCGAGGCCGGGAACGCGCAGCACTGGAGCGAATCGAGCGGTATGGATACCAGACCTCTCGCGATTGAGCTTTTCGCCGGCACGGGCTCGGCTACCGCGCCGTGGTGTGAACTCGGCGGACGCGCGGTCTGTTTCGATCTGGAATATCTCCTGCATCACGGAAAACCTCACGAGAGGCAGGAGCGCGTCATTCAGGACGTTTTGACGCTGCATGGTTCGCAATTCAAAGACGCGGCATTTATTTGGGGTTCGCCACCATGCCAGAACTACAGTTACCTTGCTATGCCGTGGTCCCGATCGAAAGACCCGGAGAACTCGAAAGCGGCAAAGGCCCTGCGAAAGAAGTGGGAAACCGAAGAGCCGGATAATCGCCTGTTCGATGCTTGTTTTCGGATTCAGCGGGAAGCAATCGAAGCCACACAGAAAACCTGTGAAGCGTGCGACGGAAGCGGATCGGAAGCCGACGATCCGGAAGACGGAACGCCGGGTTATACATGCTCAGATTGCGGCGGTCTCGGATGGACCGAACGCCGCTACATCCCCATGATCGTTGAAAACGTCCGCGGCGCAGTTCCTTGGGTTGGCCGGGAGGCCGCGAAGTTCGGCAGCTTCTACATGTGGGGCGATGTGGCGCAAATCGGCAATCGCGTAATCGCCGGCAGAGACTTGGGGGATATCCGCGCCGGCCGGGGAAGGTTCGGTATGGGAGTGGCGCCGGAAAAAGTACCCGGATTCCGGTTCGACGGCAGCGGCAGGAGTTTCCAGACGGCATCGGTTGAGGCGCGCGGCGTGAAGGTTCCCGGCCAGATACAGGGCAAGGAATACGCGATGTGCAGAACCGGAGCGGCAGGGCAAAAGACGCTGGGCCACGTCAACAAGCGCGACGGGCACGGCCACACAAGGCACCTGACGAACCAAGCGGAATCGGATGCGGTACGCGCCGCGGCAACGAAGGTGGGAGGGGATTGGTTTCGCGATCCCGCTTGCCACTCGAAGCACGGCAGCAAGAGCAACGCACGGAAAGCCGCCTCAGCCCTGATAGCTCGGATACCTGAGCCTTTGGCTCGGTATATCGCTGAACAGCACTTACCTCTGGCGCAAGGCGCGGGGCTACGCGCCGCCGCAGGCAAAGACTGAAATTCTTCGGACTTGTCGAAAACCTCACAGATGGGGTAGACTACGGAGAATTGCCGCGCAAAGAAGTACTAAACGGGAAAGAAGAGGGATTCTGCAGGGCGTATATCCGGCTGAACTCCGGTATCCAGGCCTACCGCGAAGCGTACAGCCAGACATGCACCGACGGAACAGCATACGTCGAAGCCAGTCGACTACTCGACAAGCCTAAGATTTCCCTACGACTGGAAGAGTTACGCCAAAAAGCTGCAACTCGTTCAGAAGTAACGATTGGCCGGGTACTGGCTGAATACGGAAAACTCGCGTTTCTGGACGTTCGCAAGGCATTCAACGAAGACGGGACGCTCAAGCCCATCCACACGCTGGACGATTCCACGGCGGCGGCAATCGCCGGGATCGAATTCGACGGAACTTCGGTGGCGAAGATTAAACTGAGCGACAAGCGGGCTGCGCTCGATTCTATCGCGAAGCACCTCGGCATGTTCGTGGACCGGACAGATCACCGATTTGTGGACAAAGACGGTAACGACAGGCCGCTGCAACTCTCTGATTTGGACCAGATAGCGTCCGATGAACCCAGCAACGCGGCGTAAAGTCCGCGAAACAATCCACGATCCCGCAAAGTTCAGCAAACACTGGCTGAAGCGGAAAATCTGGCAACGTCAGATCGACATCGCCATATCGGTCAGAGATAATCCACTGACCGCCGTAAAGGGCTGTCACGCCTCCGGCAAGACCTTCCTTGCATCTGGACTACCTCTCTGGTGGATCACTCGCTATCAGCGGGCCAAGGCGCTGAATACGGCACCAACCCTGCGCCAAGTCAAAGCGTTCTGGAACGAGATTGCCATCGCGCGGCAGAACTCGAACCTGAAAACCATCCTGCCGGAACCGACAACCAGCGGGCTGAAGATCAACGATGAGCGCTTTGCGATCGGGGCGAGCTCGAGCCGCGGCGTCAACATGCAGGGGCTGCACTCGGAGAATGTCCTGATCATCGTGGACGAATCGCCGGGTGTGCCGACGGATATCTGGGACGCGATCGAAGGGATCCGCGCCGGCGGAAACGTCCATGTGTTGATTCTCGGGAATCCTGTTATCCCGACCGGAGCCTTTTTCGATGCCTTTCACCGTCACCGAAATATCTACAACTGCATTAGTATCAGCGCTTTCGATACTCCAAACCTACAGGATGAGACGACGGGACAACCGCTCACGATTGAACAGCTGCTGACTATGAGCGAGGACCGGCTGGACTACGTTCCGTACCCGGCACTGATTACCCGCCGCTGGGTCAAAGAGCGCTATCAGGTGTGGGGCCCGTCCCATCCGAAGTACCTTTCGCGCGTGCTGGCTCAGTTCCCGACGCAGGCGGATAACGCCGTCTTTGCGCTGCAATGGATCGAGAACGCGAAGCGGGAACCGACAGAGCGAGAACTTGAGCTGGCGAAGCGCCTCCAGATTCAGGTGGGCATAGACGTCGCTGGGGCTGGGAGCGACGAAACCGTGCTTTGCGCCCGGGTGGGAGGGATGATCATCGGGCTCTTGGTATGGCCGGATCCGGACCCGCGGGGCGCGGTCGTGAAAGTCCTGCAGGGGCTGCGTCGGCATCCCACCTACCGGCTCGGCATGGTCGTGGTGGACACGGTAGGAATCGGCTACAACTTCGCCCTGCATTTGGCCGATCAGGGATTCAACGTCTTTGGATTCAAAGCTGGCGCGCGGGCAGTTGACGCGGCGCAATATGCCAATGCGAAGGCTGAGGCAACATGGCTGTGCCGCGAGTACTTCAAGCGCGGGGAGATATCAGGGCTCGGTTTCCTGACCACGGCGGCCGGGCTGACCATCCCCGAAGAGGAAACCGAGCCCTGATATCTC